AATTAAACGGCTCTGCGGCGCGATTAAACGGGGTCTGGGCGCCGCCGTACAGGAGCACGGGAATTTCCGCGGGATATGCTTCGCCATCCGGGGCAAAACCAGCGGTTTTTCCTCGGATGTCAAAGTATGTCCGCCGCTTTCGCTCTGGGGGGCGAACCAGCCCCGTCACTACTCCCGGTTTCCTGTTCAAGCTCAAAACTGAGCCGAATCTTGTGTTCTATTCCATGTAACGGCAGCACCGCCGTGGCGCGCCGTTCCCGGACCAGTACGCTGCGCAGCGCCTCCAGCTCGGCCAGGCGCTTCAGCGGCCCGCTGGTGAAGTCCAGCTCACCGTCCGGCCGCCGTACCGCCTTGCTGGGCGGCAGCGGGCCGTCCCCGGCCAGCCACAGGATGTTGGCTTCCTCGTCCTCGCTCAGCGGCTCCGGCGCGCCCTTGGTCGCGCCCAGCCAGTACAGCACGCCGTTTTCCTTGCGGATCGCGTAGTAGACGCGGATCACGTCATTGACCTGGATAAACAGATACGACGGGTACAGCGTGTACAGCTGCTCCTGCCAGCGCCCGCCGCGGCGAATCTGCCGGCGTTCCTGCGGGCAGTAAGCCGTGATCCCGGCCCTGCGCAGCTTGCCGCAGATCTCGGTCTCCCGGCCGGTCAGCACCTGCAGCACGTACATCATGGCTTGCCCTCCTGCACCTTGCGGTCCAGGTAGCCGGATACCTGCTTGTACAGGTCGGGACGTTCCTTCGCCATGGCGTTCCACAGCATCGTCTTGACGTCGCTCGCGCCGGCCTCCAGATCGGTCTTGTTCTGCAGCTCCACGCGCTTCTTGTAGGCGACGGCGCGGGTCAGGCCGCTGATCTGGTTCATCAGCTTATCCACGCTGACCTTGGACCAGTCCTCATCCTTCTTGCTGGCCAGCGCGTTCATCAGGTTCTGGCTGGCAATGCGCACCAGCGCCTCGGTGGTATCCAGGTCCGGGTAGCGGTCCAGCTGCTCCAGCATATTTTTGAAGTTCTGCTGAGCGATCTGCAAAGCCTGAACGCTCTCCACATACCCTTGGGCGTACCGGCACACGCTCGACGTGCTCAGGCTGTATCCGTTCTTCTCCAGGTACTCCACGATCTCGCTGTATGTGGCGCTACCGTCGAGGATCATTTCCTCAACGGTAGCTTTCATCTCCGGCGGGAGCGCGTCGATCTTGCTGTGCTTGCGGTTGCCCTTCTTTCCAAACGACCAACCCATGTCACACCTCAGTTGACCAGATTGTCTTTCATGCCGCCCTCAAGCAGGCGGGTACCCTTGCCGGACAGCTTGCCTTCCAGATCGACCCAGCTGTGGTCTGCCAGATCGGGCACCGGCACATGGTCCTTGACGGTGCGCAGCAGGATGTACCCTTCCAGCGCGAGAAAGTCCACGCTCGCGGTGTACAGCTCTTCACCGATACCGTCATCGGACAAAGCGATCTGGATACCGCGCAGGCTGTTGTACTTCGGATAGAGAACATTCAGTGCGCGCATGACCCTGCCGTTGGCGCGGGCAAGTTCATTCTGTTTCATCTCAGCCAGCAATTTTTCTTTCAGGTCCATCATGCGTTCTCCTTCCGCTGCATCTGCATCAAAATCTCCAACACGCGGTCAAGCTTCTGATTCTGCTGTTCGAGTTTCCGCTCGGTTTTAGCCTGCTCGCGGTAAAAATCCTCTTTTGTCAGGTACACTTCACTGATTTTGGAAATCTTCTTCCGGCACTCGTCAATATCCTTATCATGGGTGGCGCGGGTGGTATAGGTTTCCTGGATCGCCCGGATCTGGGATTTACAGGAATCCAGCTGCTTGTCGAACTCAGCCTTCGGCACGGCACCTTCAGCTTTCTTTTCCACCCGGTCGTAGCTCCGCTTCAAAAGCCAGCACAGCAGGCCGGTCACGCCGCCGAGCAGCAGCACCGCCAGCCACCAGGTCCCTGCGTCAAACTGCATTCCTTCCATCTCGCACCCCATAAAAAATCGTGAGTATCATTGCATCTACAATGATACTCACGATTCGTAAAATGGGGAATGTGAAATGCTTTAATATTTTATTTTACTCCGGCGGGTCAAACAGGCTCATCTGTTCGGGTTGTGGCGTCCGGCCGGTTTCACGGATTTTCTCTCGTATAATGTTCCGGATCATTACGGAAGTCAGACCGTATTTTTTCGCCAGTTCGTTGTAATTATAGCCATTGAACTCGGCCACAATGGCCTGGTTGCGCTTGATCCGTGCAAAACTGTCCGGCTTGGGGATGTAAATGGTATCGGCAGAGTAGTATTCGATCAGTTTCAGATAGTTATCAAAACCGATCAGGTCAGCGACCTCTCTCTGCTTATCCGTCAGATCATCTATCCTGACTTCCCACTCTCCCATTCGCACCACCTGCCTTTTTCTCCGCAGAAGCGATGTATGCTTTCAGGATTTCGATCAGCTTGCTGCAATCCTGGTAACTCAGCCATGCAAGCGGCTTTTCAAACCCGGAATCCATGCCCAGCTCCTTTTTGATAATGCCGCGCAGCCGGTCGGCCAGCCGCGCTTTGCTGGGGCTCAATTCGTTCAGGCGATACATCAGGTGCCATACTTTGCCGCATTGCCCTTCGCTGGCGTGCCCCGGTGCCGTCGGGCGCTGCGGGCGGCCCCGGCGCCGCGGTGTGGGATTGGAACCCTGCTTCTTTTCCAGCTCAGCGATCACGTCGTAGGCCTCGGCCGATGTCAGCCCGCTGATGTGCTGCTTGCCGGTCATCCCAAATACCAGGTCATGCAGGGCGTCGTCACCGTCTCTGCTCTTCATGCCCAGTGCACCGGCAATGGCATAGATTTTTCGGACTTGATATGTGTTGATTGCTGCCATTGTCCTCAGCCTCCTTCTTCAACCCGGCAGCGGCTTTCAGCTCCTCGATCTGCTCCGGCGTCAGGCCCGTGGCCAGGTACGCCTGCAGCAGCCTCCAATCCCGTTTACTCATGGCACTCCATATTAGGTCATATCGGGCTGCTCATCCGACACGTCGTAGTAGAACTCGTCGCTCTGGCGGATATAGGCCCCGATCTGATTCAGGAACTCCAGCGGCTGGCGTTTCAGCGCCTCCCGGTCCAAAGATTCCGTTGTCTTGATGAACTCTTTCCGTCCCATAGCCTTCAGCGTGGCGATGGCCTCGGCAACCTTGCCAGTGGGAAGCATCAGCTTGCTACTGATCCGGTAACCGACCGTGCCGAAGTTGAGCGTCCGGCTCTTGCCAGCCATTTCGGCGCGGTGACAGTCAACATAGTCTTTCACATCGGACTCCAGGCGCTTGATGCGGTTCTGCAGTGGCAGCGCCGTTTTGGCGTATTCGTTTTTGATGCTGTCCAGCCGGCGGTCCCGGTCAACGGCCAGCTCGGTCAGCGCGTGCTGGCACTCGCGGATGTCCCGCAGCGCCTGATCCACCGCGGCCCAGTCGCTCAGCACCGGCGCGGCGGTCACTTTTCGTCTTGCCATAGGTCAATCCTCTCCTTCGATCTGTGCTTGGAATCTGCTGGCGAGCAGCTGGGCATAATCTTCGGCGCCGAACGGCAGCAACGGCCGGATACTGTTCCGCAGCACGATCAGCGCGATGTACGCATACAGCAGATCCGCGCCGCCAGTCGGGAAGATCATGGCCTGCAGCCGGTCAATGTACGCCTGTACCTGCTCAGCAGCACAGGGCTGAAATGACTTCTTGTTTTCCATAGGCAATCTCCTTCCTCCCTCTGCATCTTTCCGGGCTTGGGACCGGCGGAGCCATCGGCTCCGGCTGCATTAAGGAAGGGGCTTACGCCCCCTTGCGGCGTTCCGGCAAAGCCTGCCGGTCACTGCGCCGCCGCTTTTTGGTCGGCCGCTTGCGGGGCGGTCTGGCGAATTCCATGGTGGCCAGGGCGTCGTCGTAGCCCTCGGTGTACCCATGCCAATACTCGGCATTGTCTGCCGGCTCGATCTCATCGGTCGGCAGGTCCAGCAGTTCCGCTACCGTCTCCTTGGCGTGGCCCAGACAGTACCCGGCCCACAGAAGCAGGACAACCAACGGAATCACCAATGCCTCGCCGCCCAGGGCGCCGCCGTCCCGCGCCAGCGCCACGTTCAACGCGTACATTCCAAACGCCCCGGCCACCGCACCGGCGGCGAAGATTACCGTGAATTTTACCTTGCTCATAGTGCCCTCCTTACACATGCCCCAACATGCCGATGCCCATGTGGGCGGCCATGCGGTACAGATTATCGTAGCTGATATCCTCAGCGCTGGCGGCGTTGCTGTACAGGTTCACCGCGCCGCGGATGCCCCAGGGGCTCCGGCACACCCCCAGCAGAAAATCCAGTTCCTTCTTTGCGCCGCGGCTGGCCAGCACCGGGAACAGTTTCTCCACGTCCTCCCGCTTGACCTTACGGGTGGTGTATTCCCGCTGCATGCGAATGCGGCTGAACAGCTGGGCAAACTGCGCCTGCTGCCGTCCCTGCAGGCGGCTGTATACCTCGCTGTTTCCGATCAGCACCACGCCCACACCGTGCTCCCCGGTCATGGGGTTATCGTCGGTCAGGGAGCGGATCTCTTCCAGGGCCGCGTATTTGAGGTGCTGCGCCTCGTCGATGATAATAACCAGGTTGGTGCCATCCAACCGCTGCCGCAGCGCCATCATCTGGTCCATCTTGTTGCGGCATTCCGGCACCCGCAGGGCGCGGGCCAGCAGCTTGATCGCGCCGGTCAGTGTGCCGGTGCTGGGGGTGATACTGATGCCCACCGCGCTGGTAGAGTGGTCGCGCAGATATTTTTGCGCGCCCTTGCTCTTACCCACGCCTGCGTCCCCGTGCAGGACCACCATGCAGTGTTCCAGCTGCGCGAAGCGGATTCCCTGGTACACGTCCTCCGAAATCGAGGTCGGTATGTAACTTTCACGGGGCAGCAGACCGCCGGTCTTCTCGGCGGCGGCCGCCGACTCCTCCGCTATGGCGAAGAATTCCTTCAGTTGACGTTCCACAGTCTCCACCGAACCTTTGTATTTCTGGTTCATGTAGCTGCTCAGGGCCGCACTGCTGATATTCACCTTGCTCGCCATCTGGTTCTGGCTGATTTTGTGCGTTTCCATGTACTCCTGCACTCGCCGGATCATGGACTCATCATAGATCTTCTCCATCTTCGAAACCTCCTCGCTGTCTGATCAGGTAGTCGTTCATGCTTCCAATATCGATATCGCCCACGGCCCGCAGCAGGGGTTCTTCCTGCTCGGCGCGACGAAGTTCGATGCACTTCGGGTTCGGAGCCAGGGCCAGTTCGTCCAGGTTGTGCCGTGCCAGAGCGGTAGCCAGGTTGAGCGCCCGCTCCGGGTCATCCGGCAAACGCAGCGCCTGCCCGTACTCCCGTACTGCCTTTTCGGCCTTGCGCTTGGCGGCCATCAGCTCGGCAATCTGCTCCTGTGTAGCCAGGTACCCGGCGGTCAGCTTGCTCTGCGGGGCTTCCGTGAGGAAACGGTCCTCCATATCGTAGACCCGCACTTTGCTCAGGTCCTCCGGGTCATACCGCAGATACACCTTGTCCTGCATGCGCAGGTTGGCAAGTTCCGGGGTGTAGAAATCCAACTCCAGGCCGTGGATCTTCAGTGTCACGCCGCGGCGGGTCACCCGTACCGGCTTGCTGGTACGCATTAGCATCAGCTGCAGGTCGTTTTCACTGGCCGGTTGCCGTACCGCGCCATTGGGCAGGCTTTCCCGCCAGACCTCCACGCGGCTTTTGCCTTTGTCCTCGGCAACGCTGCCGCCGTAGGGCTCACAGTTCAAATACCCTTCAATCAGCGTGTCTACCGCCGCAATCACTTCGGCGTCCGTCGGCACGTGGTCGCCCTGCTTCAGCACGTATTTCAGCCGGTTGGGCTTTTCCACCACGTTGCCGCCGGTATAGGTAGGGAACAGCCGACTCACATAGTTCTTGAAATCCTCGAACCGCCGCTCCACCAGCTTGGCGCGTGCGTTGCGCACAATGGCGTTGGTCATCTTGATGCCCAACCGCTCAAACACGCCCGGCGGGGCAAAAGGTTCGCTGCCATCGGCCAGACGCTTCTTGGCGCGGTGCCCACGCCCGCCGATGTCGTAGGTCAAAAATTCGCGGCCGTTGTCCACATACACGTTCGAGGGAATTCCGCGGGCGATAATGCCCTTGCGGAGCGCATTCAGCGTGGCCTGACTGCCGGGATTGGCGGTCACATACCAGCCGGTAAAAATACCGCTGCGGGCATCCAGCCAGGCGCTCAGATATAGGCGATGCAGGGTGCCATCCGGCCCCACGCTCTCCACGTCCAGTGTATGGGTATCGCCGATCCAGAAGTCGTTGGCGGAAATGCTCTCGTATTCGCGGCGTATGTAGGGGCTGCACTTGTCGTAGTAGGCTTTTTCGCCCTCTCTGCACAGCACCGTCACCGCATAGGGTACCGCCTTGGCTTTGCGGTAAAAGGTGTGATAGCTGGGCAGCGGCAGGGCCGTGGGCATATTTTCCCGCGCCCACTGCTCGGTCAGCGCCACACAGCGGGGGATCGGCAACTGCGCCTCATCCAAGAACAGGCTCAAAAATTCCTGCTCGATCTCCGGCAGCAGCACGGTCTTGCCCTTGCGGGCCTTGCCGCGCTTATCCACCAGGGCATCCAGGTCTCCCTCGCGGATCGCCGCCCACTTGCGGTACAGCGTTTCCACGCTAATCTGGCGCTCCGGCTCTTCCAACTGACGAAGCAGCACGAACTTCTCATCGCACTCGGCCTTTTTCTTTCCGGCCTTGCTGCGGTATTCCTGCCACTGTTCCACTAGGGCTATCCAGCAGCTGATCTCCGCACGTTCCTCGGCGGTGTAGCTTTCCAGTGGCTTGTTCTTGGGCGCTGGCTTATCCTGGGCAACGGCCGGGGCGGCAGTTTTGACCGCCGGACTGTGATCGGCGATGTATTTTTTCTGAGCAGGCTCCGGCAGAGCAGAAAGAGGAATCAGGCAGATTGGCCGGTTTTGTGCATTTCTTTCCATTTGATGAGGCCAACGACCTGCTTTAATCTGAAGCTGGACAGCCCTGCTGGTACATCCCAATAGGTGGGCGACCTCCGTTGCTTTCAGTAGTGCTTCCAATCCATTCACCTCAATTTTGACCTGCCATCTTCAGTGCTGGGCGGTCACCCCTCAGCAGACAGCCCCGCAGGGCCGTTTCGGCAATGCTGGTCTTTCTTTCCAGACTGTGATATTCTATAAACGAGTACTGTGTAGTGACTCTGCTCTACACAAAGGGAAAGGATGTAGCATCAATGCAAATAACAGTGAATGATGTAAGAAATCGCTTGTTTCGGTTGTTTTCTCCTGTAATCAATACACCGGAGTTCCATGAAAAGTACCTATCGTTTTCCACTCTCACCGACTTACAGAAGCGGTATGATATTTGCGAAGAAAACTGGGGTCTTACAATGGCTTATATTCATGCCATTGCATTGCATCTGGATGATAAGGAATTTCCTTCTATAGCTAACCGTACAGTTCCGCCTGAAATTGTTCTTACTGCATATACTGTTTATTGGCAAGTCACGCAAGAACTCGTTCAGGCCGATCAAGACCGCAAGCTATCTGTCCCGGATTCCGATTCGGATTTCTTAACGTATATGTTCTCCGACTTTTTGGGGAAATTTTCCTCTGATAACGGCATATGAGCAGAGCCGTCATCAACGCACACGCTCAGCGGAACTCCATTTTTAAGCATGAGTTTTTTCAGCGTCCTGAGAGAGCTAGGATTTGTTGAGATTTTCTTGTTAGACATTCTTACCGTCCTTTTTGTCCGTCCCGCGTTGGAGTGGACTTCTGTTTCGGCCTGCCATCATCAGTACCGGGCGGCCATTCCCGGCAGACGGCCCCGCAGGGCCGTTTCGGCTGTTGACATATCCAGCATATTTACTTTGCAACATTACGCAAGAGATTTATCGAAATGCCCCTCTGTGCTGTAAGCCCATTGCAGTTCGATCTGTCCATCCGGCATCAGGTACAGGGCGGGGCGGTGTGCCTTGCAGGTCCATCCGCTTTTGATATTCTGTACCCAGGCATCCCCATAGTACCCTTCCACCTTCAGAACCTTGTACTGGCTCCCAGCATTGGGGTAGGTCTCGCCAACCAGCAGCGGATCGCCCAGCTTCTGAACCGGCACCCGGTCATTCTTCGGTATCAATGTCATAACCAAGCGCCTCCATCACATGCAGGATCTCACCAGTATAGCCGATCAAGCCCTCATACCGTAGCCAGATGTCCAGCAGCTCCCGGCGGTAATGCCGCTCCAGCGCCTTCTCGATCGTGCCGGGCTCTTCGCCGATCATTTCTTTCAGCGCTGTCAAGATTGCATCTTCCAACCCTTTTTCCTCCTTTTTGAATGGACGGTTGAACGCCGTTTCAACGGTCTTTATACCTGTCACAAAATCGCTGTCCCATGCGCCGCGCCGCCAATGCTCGGGCCACGCCCACCAGTTCAGAGCATCCTCCAGTGTGGGGTATTTCTCGCCGTATTGTTCCTGTATGGCATCTATAATGCGAATGTGCATGGCGTTCTCCTTGGCCTGCCATCATCAGTGCCGGGTGGCCATCCCCGGCAGACGGCCCCATGGGCCGTTTCGGCTCAACGTCTGAAACACTGTCAATTTGTTCATGGTGATTTCCTTTCTGTCACCTATTTGAAGCAGCCTTCTGGCTGGAACGACTGGGAATGGTGAAAATATCTTCTACCTGACAGCCCAGGGCATCAGCGATGGCTTTTGCGGTGAGTCCATGAACACTGGGGCTTATGCCAGCTTCTATCCTGTATAATGCGCTCCCACCCATGCCGATTTTTTTCGACAATGCAAACCTAGTCAGTCCACATTTTTCCCTTTGCTCACGAAGGCGTGAAATCTTAGGTATATAATTCAAGGTATCCGGCCCCCTTCCGTGTCTGTTCAGACACTATAATTATTATATAGTGTCTATACAGGCACGTCAAGAGTTTTTTTCGCTTTTTAGTGTTCATATAGACACAAATATGCTATACTTATAAAAAAATTTGCCATCTTGCAACGGGGGAGAAGCTATCTCAAATGAATATTTCAGATCGGCTCAAGGAGCAAATGAAAATCAGGAAAATATCTGTTCCTGGACTCAGCGAGAAAACTGGAATATCCGAAAATACGATAAAAAATTATTTATATCGCGGCCAAGAGCCCCGTGCTGAGGCAATGCTTGCAATTGCCAACGCACTTGACATATCAGCAGCCTACCTTCGTGGCGAGAGTGATGATCCAACTCGGCCTATATGGGAATCGTCCTCAACGCTCGATGAACTCAAGAAAATAGATGTATCTTTGTTGCCTGGCCTTCTGGAAAGTTACCAGCAGGCCAGCCCTGAAACGCAGTTCTATGTACGCGGAGCATTGGCCTATATTGCCAACGCTTTGCATGTGGAAGATGCCGAGTTTCAGCGCCGCACCACTCATTTACTGGAGCATTTTTGTAACATCGCCTATGATTTTTCCCGTAACTATCAGCAGGAAGCCCGGCGCGGTGAAGAGGGGCAAAAGATAGATTTTGCAAAAGCATATAACTTCTACATGAAGTTATTGAGCGCAGATCTGGTGGATACCCAACAATATTACTTCCCCTCCAGCCCCGATCCGCGTCGCAGAGATGACGGGACATCGGACGAAAGGGGCTTCTAATTCCAAATCCAGCATGGCACAAGAGCGGCCTTTCTGTCTCGCTTTTGTTGGATTCCAACGCTAGGGGTTATTTTTACAGCAATTTTTGCAATGTGTTTCAATAGTCGCCTGCTTACTTTGCATATATAAAAAAGCGCTGCACAGATACCCCTGGAGGGGACATTTCTGCGGCATTTTAATGCGAAATCCAGAAATTGCTTCGCACCGTGTTATTATCAAATAATCAACGTGTTATCGTAATGCGAAAGGCGAAAAGCAATGCGAAACACTTTTTCGCATTGGAATAATCAGGATTGCCATTTTCCGATGCATTTCTGCTTCCATATTTGAACGCCTTAAAGATTTTCTTAAATGGCAGTGTGCAAATGATATTTGCTGAATATTCGTTGTTTTTTATCGTGCGTTCAAATCTTTGAACACTTCTTAAACACGCTCCGACCTCATTTTTGTGTTGCGCTTTGTCATCTGGCTGTCGGTGCCAAAATCGCCCTAAAAAGGGGCAAAAAAAATTGCAAGCCCCTTTTCAGGGACTTGCATTTTTTATGCGAACTTTTCCGTTCACGCATCATTAAATTTTACGTTATTTGGTTAAAAAACGTCGTATTCCGCCTTTTTGCACATTCATTTCGGCCCCGCCCGCCGTTCAACCCCATTTTTTCATTCTCTCTGAAAACTCACAACAGCCAGATAAATCTCTCCGCTCAAGAGTTCGTATAACGCGCTGCTGCAAACTATTGCCATATACCACGACGCGTGCTCCATTTGTAGTGGCCGATGCACACCATCGGCCCGCCTGAGCACCCGCTTTGTGTATTAGGGCAATACCGCATAATTCTAAGTGCCGATACGGCGAGCGAGGTGCGGCAGCTGCTAAGCCAAAAGCGCAGAT